GTTGCTCCCGTTGCTCCTCTGTCACCTTGAGGGCCAGTTGCTCCTGTTTTGCTTGAAACTCCTGGAATACCTTGAGGGCCTGTTGCTCCCGTTGCTCCGGTATTTGCTCCTACAACTATTTTTGAAATGTTTACTGATTGCGTTATAATATTCGCATCATTTTGAGCTACACTGTTAGCATTATTTTGTGCTAATATTTTGGCGTTATTATATGCATCTTGATATGATGTATTTGATGTTACCGTAGCACTTGCACTTGAAGTAACCAAAAATGATGGCTGCGTTTGCGTTGAAGAAGTACCAGTTGCATATACAGATGCACTAAATATTTTTTTATTGCAACTCATATATATATATATATATATGTATATATATATATATATACATATAAATCTACATATATATTTTTAATTATTTTTTATATATTTTAAATATGCATTTAAAACTACTAAATTTGCACAACAATTTTTATCTCTTAAAAAATCACGATAATTATTATAACTCCTAAGAATATTATTACCACAGCACCGCCCATTACCTAAAAAATCATCTACTTTTAATATATTTATTCCATTTATTGATTTTTTACAACATCTACGATTAATAAGATAATCACTATAATCTCTGTGGTAATTAACAAGATTTGAATAATTTCGGTAATATTTTTCACCAATTAAGCTGGAAACTGTAGACGATGACATATTTGTTCAACTATTATAATATAATACTATAATATTATAATATTATCAATTGGTAATTTAATATAATCGTACAAATTTAAGAAGACGGTAACGGCGCAAGACATAATTTGATACTACCTAAACTTGCTACATCATATTTTACGACTAAAGGTAAATCATTTTCTAAATACACTTCAATCTGATTACATAAATTAGTACATTTAATAAAATAACTGAGATTTTTTAATGAAAATTCACCTTGAATAATTTTTGAAGAATCTTGTTTTAATACAAAACCCATACTTCCATCTGATTCTGCGCGATGGATTTCTGCAGAAGCAAATTGCCCACAACATTTAAATATCAACTCGCTTCCAACCGATTTAATTTCTAATTTTTCAGAAATACATGATAAATCTCTTATTATTTTTTGAAAATCAGCGGATGGTAAATTAATAATAGATGAAAATTTAACATCGGGATATTCCAACTCTTCTGGCTCAGGTTCAATTAATCTTAATTTCTGCGTTTTACATTGCTTTATTTCACCATTTTCAAATTTGAGCGCCAAATGTGAAACAATTCCATCTACATAATCTGAATTCTCAATATAAATTGTCAATGTATCATCATTATCAATAGAATTTATTAGTTTAAATAAATGAAACATATTTACACCAATAACAATCTTACTCTTTTTACATTCATAAAATTCAAAATTTTGAGAAGCTAAAAATAAATGTGCCAAAATTGTATGTGATTTATCCATGTTGATAATACGAATACCATCAGGTTGAAAAGTAATATTTGTTTCTAACAAAATATCTTTCAAAGCAGTCATCAATGTTCTAAAAGGAGCAATTTGTACAGTTTTAATTGTCAAAACATTTCCATCATTAAAAGAATCATCTAAAGATAAGTTTTGTGTTTTATCTACAAAATTTGACATTAACTTTATAAGTATTTTTTTATAATAATCTTTAAATCCTTATGTTTAAAAATAATTTTTCCAATTTTTTCAAAATAACGCGGCACCAAATTACCAAATAAACCTATATTTATACTTTAGGCACTTTACGTGTCCCATGTCCATGTTTCTGTCTGGCTTTTTTTGCTAAAGTAAGTGCTTTACTATTTTTTTTGCATCCTTTTTCCAAAATAGAATAATCAACCGCCGCCGCTTTTCCTGATGTAATAGCACTTGCTAATCTAGCTATTCCCCATGATTGTGATGTTTGATTCGGCCTAGAACCTGATGAATAATAAGCGCCTTGTCCTTTTCGCACAATTTCTCCCAATGCTTTCTTTGAACATCCAGTGGCACGAGCCAATTCATCTGTTGGACCTATATTTTCTACGCCATACAATCGTTTTGCATTCATGATGTGTTTAGATGGCTTACTTTTATAAGAGGTTAATGCTTTTCTAGTAAAATATTTACCTTTTTTATACATATTTCTAGATTTCATCAACATTCCATATTGCAATTTTTTGTCCTTTTTCGTCAAACGTTTGGGTAAATAGCGTAATACTACTTTTTTATTTGCCATACTTATATTATTAAGATAAATAAATATTTAAAAAAACAATTTAAATACTAATAAACGTTATGACAGATAGTTCCTCCAAAGATATATTACACCAATATCAACTACAAGAAAATTGTATTGCTTATTTAAAAGAGCTTTTCAAAAATTATGAAAACAATGAGTACATGTTGCAAAGAATACATACGCATATCAATACTTATTTACCAAATACATTAAAAAATGAAAAAATAAATCATGAAAAACGTTTGCATCGCAATCACTTTTTAACTAACGAGCAGCAAATTTTCATCCAAGTATTTCTCTCTAAAAACCAATATTATTATTTGAACAGCAATGGATATTTTTATGAATATGATGGAAAAAATTATTTTATAGTAAAAGAAGATGATATTATCCATAAACTTCTCTCTTCTATTTCAAAAGAGAGAGTATTATTAGATTGGAAACATAAAACTAAAATCAATGTTATTAAATTAATTAAAGAAAGAAGTCTATTGAATTGTATTCCTGAAACAGATACTATACAAAATGTGCTTAATTTTATTTATCCATCTCTTTTTACGTCTAAAACTCAAGCTAAATATTTTTTGACAATCATTGGTGATAATATATATAAAAAAAACCTACATCTAATATTTTTCGTGAGTCACAATATGAAAAAATTATTGAATGAGCTAGATAACATTTCACATTTATCTATTGGTAATACAAATGCCACATATAATTTTGTTACTAAATATCATGAAAACAATTCCTATGAAAATTATCGTTTATTAAAGATAAATGAAAATTTTTCCAATGAATTATGGAGAGAACAACTCAAGAAAATAGGGTTGGATTTATTATGTGTAGCATGTCATTATTCTAAAAGATATGAAGGTTCCGAGAATTTTTTAGAAAATAAATCCGATGAAGAATTCAAACAGTTTGCATTTTATTTACGCTTAAACAATCCCCAAAAGATAATTACTACATTTGGCGAAACTTATTTAAATATTGTAGACGATGTGAATTCTACAATTCATTGGAAAAATTTACATTTTATTTGGAAACAATTTTTATCTGCAAATGTATTGCCAAATATGATTTATTCAAATTCATTAAAAAATATATTAAAAGATATGTATAATTATGATGAATCCAATGATTGTTTTACAAACTTAACTAGTAAATATTTACCGGTTGAAAGTGATTTTATTAAATTTTGGGACAAGACAATTGTTATTACGGAGAATAATGGAGAGAATGAAAACGAAACATTTGACGAATTGGAAATAGATGAATTATGTATGTTGTTTAAAATATGGACACAAACGAACATAAATAAAGAAAAATTGATATCTAATGGAAATATTAACGAAGAAAGTGTATTAAAAATATTGAAACACTTTTTTCCAACTATTGAAATTATTGAAAATAAATATGTATTAAACATATCATGCAATATTTGGTATAAAAATAATGAAATTGAAAAATCATTTGATTATATTAAAGAACAAATTAGAACAAACCATACATTAGCACTTCTATCTTTTGATGATGCGTACAATTATTATTATAAGTTTTGCAATTCTCAATCTAATAAATTAATCGTGAATAAAAGATATTTTGAAAAATATTTATATTCAAAAATTTCAAAATACATTGTTTATGAAAAATTTATTGAAACTATTTGGTCAGATGAATAGTATGGAATCGTTTTATCATACATGTTCGTTTTTAGATAATCTAGAAATAAATCTTTCTTTATCTCTTTCTTCATTCATGTATATATTTATTATTTCCGCCGGAGAATAGAAAAAATCATTTATATTATTTATTTTTTCATCTTCTATCTTTTCTTCAAATAAATGGACATAAATTTCTTTTATTGTTTCGCGTGATGCATAGGATAATTCAAGAGTAACATCTATTCTGCCTGGACGTATTAAAGCTGGATCCAAATCGTGGTAATGATTTGAAGTAATAATCATTATTCTGGACGGTGTTTCGCGTATACCATCCCATAAATTCAAAATATCATCTAGTGTCAAAGGTTCATCTTCTAATAATATTTTGGGAAACTCGCATTTTTTTTCTATTGTATTTTCTGTAGCTACAATCGTTTCTAGTAAATCACCAACATTTATATTTGAATTTTGCGGTAATTCTTCAAAGTCTATTTTTTTTCCAAAACCAGTTATACTTTTTTTATTTTTCTTTTTCTCTCTATCCAAAACAATATCACCAATGCAATCAATATCTTCAAAAACAATAATTTTATTATTGAATCCAATACTACCTTTTTTGTTGTCTGAATTATAACGTTCTTCAAAAAATATACTATCTAATTGTTTTTTTGTTTTAATCAGTTTCAACGAAATCACCACAACGTTACGATTCGTATAATTTGCAATTGCTTTTATTACGGATGTTTTTCCTGTACCTGGAGGACCATACATACCAATACCAATAGAATAAGGAATACCTTTTTGAAAATACCATTCTTTATTATTCAAAAAAAAATCTAGCTTTTTCATTAGATTTATTTTTTCTTTAAAAAAAATATTACTAAAAAGTCTTGTACTTGAAAACACATTTTCATCCCATATCTCATACCGATTTTCATCGTATTTTGCTTTGTTCAATGTATAAATAAATCTTTTGTTCTCTCGCAAATCCTCTATGGATAAAATATATTTTTTTGTTATATTTTCAACAAACTCTTTTATTATATTTATATCACTCGTATAAGAAAATAATTGTATTATAATTTTTTCAAATTTATTCATTTTTTTGGAATTGTTATTTTTAGAATTTTTATCATCTTCTTGATCTTCATTGAGTATTTTAGTATAAGCATATATTTGATGTTCTTTTGATATCAAAAATTTTGTACTTTGAATTACCATATAAATACCAAGATCTCTTTTACTATTTTTTGAATAATTATCAAAAGAATATTCTTTAATATGACTAATAGAATCATTTTTACTGATATTTTCAATAATATGAAACCACAACGCTTTGAATCTATCACTAAATGAATTTGTTTGGTTCAAATTATTGTCGTAATAAGTTGTAGTTAATCCTATTTTACCATCATATTCAATAATATTTTTTTTATATATAAAACTTATTAAATAATCATAATCAAGCGATTGTAATGAAAAAATAAACAAATAAAAATTATTATTCATCATCTGAATTAAGTAAGTAACAAACGAAAAAATAATTGTTGTAATAATTGCATCTATCATTTTGTTGCCTGTTTTAAAATTTTCAAAAAATGTATTTAAAATACTTGTTATTGTCATTGATTTTTACCCAAAATAAAGATATAATTATCATAATAAATATATCTTTATACCTGTAATTTTAAATATTAATTTAATCCAATATGGTTAGTTCCCTTGTCCTGCAATGAACTGTAGATCTACACCAGAAGTTCCGACACCTTTTCCATTATAATATGATGGACTTAATGCATAATTGAGTCCATTTCCACCTCCTCGGCGACTACGATGTCTACGACTTCCATGGTGTTTACGACTTCCGCGATGTTTACCAGTTTTACCTAACATAACATAACCAAACTTTCCTTTTTTGGTTCCATAACCAGCTTTTACTAAACGCTTTTCTTTTTTAGCAGTCATGTGTTTATCTTTTGAGACGATACGTCCCGATTTATTTTGCATAAGATGGTGTTTGCAAAGTCCACCAGATGTTTTATACGCAGTTCCATGCCATACTTGTGCGCGAGAACCCATTAGCATTTCATAACTTTTTCCTTGGATCATATATTTTCCAGAAGCTGTTTTTGTAAAACGAGTCATATAAAATAACAAGAGAAAATATATTATTATTATTGTTGTTATTATTATTATTATTATTGTAAACAACAATAATAATTTCATCCTAAATAATTCTAAAATTTATTCTTGAAAGCCGTTCCACTTCCCCCAGGCATTCCTTCTGAACGCCCTAAATAGTTTAATCCAAAACCTGCAAAGGCTAACAAATATGTATTTCCGTATTGAATGCGTCCATTTGAACCAGTATTCGTAATTATTTTGGAAATTCTCAAATTACGTGAACAATTTGCACTATTTGGATTACATGATGATTTTTTAAATATAGGTGGAATGTTATTATCTCTTCTTACATACCAGTGACCATTAATTGACGGCGAAAATGACATTTCTAATATATGTATTTCAATAATATTATTATTTTTATTGTAAATAAAAATGAAATAAATTTAAACATTAGTCCAGAATGTATATATTATAACACATATTCTTGTTAAAATGAGTTCAACTAATACAGACCTAAATCTTGCTAACAAATATCAACAAAAAACTGATAAACAGCATATTCTTGATAATCCGGATACATATATCGGTTCCGTTGAAGAAGTAGATAGTAATGTTTGGGTAATCAATGATCATTCTCCTAGTGATAATGTAAATGACTGCAAAATAATTGAAAAAAATATAAAATATATTCCTGGTTTATTCAAATTATTTGATGAAGGTATTGTAAATTGCAGAGATCATGTTGTAAGAATGAACCAAGCTATCAAAAACAATGTTCCAAACACTTTACCTGTCACTTGTATTGACATTTCAATACAAACTGATGGAACGATTGTTATGATCAATGACGGAAATGGTATTGACGTAGCAGAACATCCTGAATACAAAATATGGATTCCTGAACTCATATTCGGACATCTTAGAACATCTACCAATTACGACAAAACAGAAAAAAAAATAGTAGGAGGAAAAAACGGGTTTGGATTCAAGCTAGTTTTAATTTGGTCAACATATGGTTCGGTGGAAACTGTGGATCATGTTCGTGGATTAAAATATACTCAAGAATTTAAAAACAATTTGGATGAGATTTGTAAACCAGTCATAACAAAATGCAAAACAAAACCGTATACAAAAATTACATTTAAACCCGATTATGAACGACTTGGAATACAAGGTTTGACGCCAGATTTGATTGCTCTCTTAAAAAAACGCGTCTATGATGTCGCGGCTGTAACAGATAAAACGTTAAAAGTAAAATATAACTCTCAACTCATTCCAGTAAAAAATTTTCAACAATATATTGACATGTATATTGGTGATAAAAATGAGACACCACGGGTTTATGAGGAAAACGGTGAGCGTTGGGAATATGCTGTTGCGTTAACTCCAAGCAATGAATTTATCCAGGTTTCATTCGTGAATGGTATTCATACCGCTAAAGGTGGTAAACACGTTGAGTATATTTTAAATCAAATTACTCGTAAACTTTGTGAATACATTGAAAAAAAGAGAAAAACAAAAGTCAATTCAAATACAATAAAAGAACAGCTTATTTTGTTTATTAGATGCGACATTGAAAATCCAGCATTTGATAGTCAAACAAAAGATTTTATGAATACTCCGTCTTCTAAATTTGGTTCAAAATGTGAAGTAAGTGATAAATTTATTGAAAAAGTTGCTAAGATGGGTGTTATGGATGCAGCATGCGCACTTACCGAAGTTAAAGAAAATAAGGCTGCAAAAAAGACAGATGGTACGAAAACAAAAAGTATTCGTGGAATACCAAAACTTACAGATGCAAATTGGGCTGGAACA